GACACTTTTTAATTACAGGATTCCAAGGCTCCCGAATCGGAGTGTTCCACTCTCGTGGCATAATACCTCACTTTTTTTTACCACCGTTTTTTGCTTTGTTTGCCGTCGCATTTCCTTGGTTCTGCTTAGAGTTTTTACCTCCAGCAGAACCTTTCTTGCCCTTATTTGCGGACTTTGCCATTATGCTCCGCCTGTGCGGGGTTGAACTTGACCCTCTTCCAGTGCTTCAACTCTTGCTTCAAGAGTTGTGGCAGGTGCTTCTGCTACTGGAGCAGGTGGTTCTGGAGGAGCTTCTACAACTGCTTCTCTGCGTGGCTCTTCTTTCTTCTCCTCATCCTCACCACCTTTCTTCATAGTATTAATACCAAAAGTTGCAGCAGAGGCAGTGAAGACAGTCGCAATAAAGGTTGGATCCATTTTTGCGAGCATACCAGCATAACTAGCAGTAAGGAGAGCGGCAGACCAACTCAAAATCGCAACACGAATAATTTGACTCATAGTTTTTTCTTTTTTGTTATCCATCAGTCTATGTGATGAAGTCTCATCTTATTTAGTTAAAGACATACTTTATTCCCATTCCAAAACGACCATTTGAGAAATCATCGGCAGCAGTAATGTATTCGCCAAACAACTTCACATCTCTACCACCAGTTTCTCCACCCAAAATTACAATCGGATTATTCATACTTGTTCGGTCTTTATCTAAACCTAAATGGTGAACAGAAAGTCCAGCATAAACATTACTGTGCTTTTCAATAGGTAAAAGGAACTTAACACCTGCATGGTTAAATCCCAACCCATCATCTTTTTCAGGAACACTACTTTGATGTTCTACAAATAACCTCACATTCTTATGAATGTCGTGTTGAATACCAAATACACCAATAGGTTCTTTAAGATTAATTTGTTTTTTAGTTGTAGGTGTTGGACTTGCAGTGAATCCTATGTAAGTTTTAATCGGAGTTACTACACCAATTAATATTGTAGATAAAACTAAAGCAACTGCATTTGCAGTAACTCCGATTTCCATAAATTAGAACCTGAATTTAATTTTGCCAGCAACAGAGTTGTTGGTGACTCCATTATTTAACCCGTGAGACGCTTCAACAATTAACAATTCTTTATAATCTACGGCAGCAGTAACTCCATAAGAACTATCAGTTCCATAAGCACCTTCAACACTTACACCAAACAGGTTATTTTTCTTACCACCAAAACGAGTTTCAAGTTTGAGACCTGCTTCACCAACGTGTGTTGTATTATCAACTGCTGCTACACTTCTTGCGGACTGAACAGAACCACTTTCATTGTAAGCATTTCTTTTCACATTTTGAACAGTATAACCAACAAATGGTTTAACTCCCTTCGCAAGATGCCAGTATAAACGATTAGAAACCCACCATTCATTTCCAGTCGTAGTGCCTTCGTTATAGAAAACTCCACCAACATTTCTTCCATATCTATAATTACTATCTGCAATCGCAGCGTTTGTATTCAAAGTAAGAGTGTTACCATGAAGAGTATTGAAAATACCATAATGATTTTTCTTCTGATGTGACTTTGAATCAACACCATCAAGAACTATGTTAACTTGATTATACTGGAATCCAACTGTCCAACCTTTCGTAAGGTCCACTTCAATTCCACCACCGAAGATCTTGGAATCAGCAGTATATCCATCAGCATTATAGGACTGAACGAATCTGTTGTTCTCAAATACTCTTAATCTTTGCTTACCTGCGGTTGGTTCGTGATTCAGAAGTCCATTGATACCATCATTGATTCCATCAAGAACTTCTAACTGATCTACACGACCAAAGTAGTAATCATAAGAATCAGATATCGCAACAGATTCAGATGATGTATAAGTATATGTTGGTGTTCCGTCGATTACGGTTGTTGTACCATCAGCATAATCAGTTGTGGTGACTGGAGTTGTGGTTGTGGTCGTAACCATTGGAGTGGTTACAGTCGTCACCGTTTGCTTTTTGATTTGCTGTTTTCCACTAGATTCACTTGCTTCAAAATTATATGCTTTAGTTGTAACTGATGGAAGTGTTTGTGATGCAGCAATTGCAGAAGAAACGGAAGGAGCAATTGTTGAAGTATAGTTCAGAACAGTTCCCGTAACTTGTGAACTTGATGTTCCGTTAGATGTGGATGTGGTTACAACTGGCGTTCCATTTGATGTGGTTGTAGAACCATCAGAATATGTGGTGGTTGTAACTGGAGTTGTAGTTGTAGTGGTTGTTGTAACTGGAGTTGTGGTTTCTACAGTATCAGTATAGTTCTGAACTGTACCGTATCCGTCAGTATCAAGATTACTTACATTATAAGTAACTTGAGATGTTGCTACAACATTTGAAATTGATGTGGATGTTGTAACTTGGTCAGATGTTGTGGTTCCAGTTACTGTTGGAGCAGCTGGAGTTGGATTTGGATTTGTTGTAGGAGCATTTGGATTATTTGGAGTAACAGCACCAAATGTTTGTCCATTTTTGAGAGTAGTTCCTGGTTGACTATCAACTAAAAGAACTGGCGATAGTGCAGTATCACCAAGATTAAATACTGCAAAACCTAATAGGTAAGTACCAGTTACATCAACCTGATAGGTTGAATTTTGCCATCCAGTAGAACCATAAGTTCCCGTAGAATAATCTCCTGTTCCTGGATTAGTGAATCCCAAAAGTGCATAGTTACCAGTATAGTTATTAACTATTACATTTGGTGTAGAACCAGATCCCTGATAGACAAGAGATGTGATGGAACCATCATTGAAAGGAACATAGTCAGTTCCAATATAGTTCCAAGACATTGTATAAGTAGTTCCAGCATCAAGATTTACACTTTGAGTTAACCATGCAGCATTAGTTGGATTAGGATTTCCGAGTCCTGATGCTTGTTGATCTTGCTGAAGTTTTGTTTTGATTGCTTGATTTTGAGTTTGTGTAAGTCCTAATGCTGATGTTGCAGCATCAAATGTTACATTACCTGTTGGTTGTAATGCAGCACCATAAGAACCATATGGAGCAAATGTCCAAGTTGTTGGAGTTACTGCGGGTGCATAATATGGATTTGGTGATCCATCTTGTTTAGTTGGACTTCCTACTGCAGGGTGCGATGGAGCACTGAATGTTACTGAACCGTTGATAAGAGTAACACCAGTTCCATTGCCTGTAATGGTTCCGTTGGTTAGAGTTCCTGTTTGAGATCCAACATTCCAACCAGATAATGAACCTCCCTCAAAATCTGTACCAGAAATTGTATCGGCAAAAGTTGCTGTTGGTGCTCCCATCAAAAGAGCAGACGCTACAGCAAGCGCCCTGGTAGCGTAAGACATAAGAATCCTCTATGACTCAGTGTGTACTAAACGAAACAACCCGAAGTGTGTTTAAAAGTAAAGTATTCACCGAATCACAGAGGACTCGGAGTATATAGATTCAGATCAGAAGATCAAGAATCAGTAATGATTGTAACTATTTATCCTTTCTTCCAAGCTTCGCCTTCTGCCTTTCTTCTACGAGCAAGACCTGCTTCTACATTAGAACCAGGATTGCGATAGAGGAATAAAGCATCAGGAACTAAGTCCCATTCTTTATTCTTCAGGCGTTTAGTAATAGTATTAAAGTTAGCGCCGCCGTAAAAACCGGCACCAAGATTATAAGCAAAGCTGAGCAAAGCTCCTCTTTTTCCATCTGACATTTCACTCCAATATGGGATTTTGCGTAATGCGGGAAGAAACTCCTTCTTACACTGTTCAATCAGAAGTGCATCTGCTTCTGCCTGTGTAAGGGTATCATCAAGTTTGAATGCTGAACCATCCTTCTTACGAGTCGAACCCCAACCGATTGTGATTGGAAGTCCACCGGTCAGAGGGTCAGGATATGCCTTTAGATGGCATCCTTCAAACTCCTTGATTAACTTGATGCCCATTTGTGGGACATCATCACCACCAGTTACAGGAGCTGCAGCAGCGGCAGGGGCTGGTGCAGCACTAGTCTTTTTTCCTCTAAAGATCTCCGCCCAATCAACATTATCTTCCAGATACTTAACAGGAAGATTGTCTTCTAACCATTGAACTGCCTTAACATGATTTGGATTTCTTTCATCATAGAATTGAAAGAAATTGTGTAGATCAACTCTTGCCATTTGGTCCTCCAAAATACTTTTGAAAAAGGTCGTTTGCTTCTTTATGTTTACCGTTATTTGTAAGATCCTTAATAACCTTAAGCATCTTTCTCTTAAAATTAGTCGAAGATTCTTCCCCAGCCATCATTCCCTCCTGGGCACCAACGGTGCTTGAGAACTGCTTTGGTGTAAATAGTCTTCTTACCATTTGTCACAGGACCAGTATAGTTATCGTTGAGGGAACCATAAGGATCATTAACAAAATATCCTTTACCATCTGGTGTCTTACCGATGACTACACACATGTGCCCACCAGTAGGTGCAGAAAGAGAACCCCTGTGCAGGATACCAATAACAACAGGTTTCCCAGCATCAAGACTTTTATCAACGTCAGCAAAAGAAAGATTGTAACTAAAGTGTGACTTAACTCCATAACCTGCAAGTACCTTTGTTTGTACCGCATGATCTGTAGTATCGCCAATCGCAAATACTTTCTTAACATACTCGTCATCACCTTTAATCGATCCTGGCTTGAGGAAAGCAAGGCACATTGCACATGATGAACTATTACAAGTTCTATGTGCATCTCTGTAGTTGTCTACTTGATTGAAATATGGAACTGCGAGTACTTCTGGAGTTGGTGGTTTTGTTCTGAACATTCCAATCCAGTCAGTCTCTGCATCATCTAAGAAGTTAGCAGGTAGATTATCCTCTAACCATTGAACTGCTGCTACATGATTTGAATTCTTTTCGTCGTAAAATTTGAAAAAGTTGTGAAGGTCAAGTGTCATCTTCCTCTCCTATGAACTCTAATGAGAAAATATCATGATCTAAAATATTCGGATTCAACCATTCACTAAATTCAGATTGAATCGCATGGGCATTCTCAATATTTTCTTCACAGAGAGTATGAATGCGGTCAACTGCCCAATCATGAGTTGTCTGAAGAGTCTCTTCCAAAGTTTCCATAATCTTTTCGCATGTAGCGTCCTAGAATATTACTATTGTAATACGCTGGACTCCCATCGTCAAGAGACTCAATCAACACATTATTTAGGAAAAGCTGTTTTGTTTCTTCATAATTACACTGCCCCTTTGTCTTATGAAGACTCAAAATTACTCTATCAAATGACTCTTTCCCCCAAAGGTTAACGTCTTCTTTGAGTTCAGGACAGGAGCCGTAATATGTTTTCCAATCGGACTCTGACTTAACTTTTCTAGATTTTCCTCTTGGTGTGCGGAAAGACCAGAAATACTTTCTACCAATATAACTACGACCAGTTTTATTGCAGTGAATATGATAAACAAAACCAAAATTATCTTGAATATCAGAAGACTCAAAAATTTCCCCATTGAATCTCCAGGGATTTTCATAACTCATACTAAGAATCTTTATGAGCTATTATTTATCTTCAACCCTAGCAAAGCGATTCTAGCAATAAAAAAGGGGGTTTGTCAACCCCCAAGTGTTATGTTAAACTTTTATCAACCAGAATAATCACCTTTATTCATTCTACCTTGTCTTTCAACTTGCCCAACACTCATACCAGTTTTTAGTTTTGCCTTTCCGCCACCAGCACCAAAGTCAGTTAGTTTTCCACTATCATTTTTTGAAGCAGGAACAGCAGGTGGTCTATTTGGTCCAGTTTGTCTTGTTTGAATATTTACCCTACCTGCAGGAAGATTTCCACTGAACACTGCACGAATAGCACCACCAAGAGGTCCTACGGTGCGACCATCGCCAACAGCAGTGCGTCCTGATTGACCCTCAACAATATCACGAATGACTTCTGCATCCATTTCCATCATTACATAGAGTGCTTCATCTACGGTCTCTACGTGCCCGTTGTCGATGAGATACTCAAGGACTAAATCAAAGGCATCATACTCATAGGACTGGTTTAGCATCT